TCCCTGTTAGGGAGGCCTAATCAGCTTTCGCCGACGAGGAGACGATCGATAATCGCCGAAGTGGCCCACGCACAAAGAGCGAGGGCGACGTTACGGGCCTGAACAAGGTCCATACCGTCACCATTCTCAATCTTAAAAGTGACGTAGGCGACGGACTCAGGAACAGTAGCAGTCGCGTTCAGCTTATAGCCGACGCGGACCGTATGCGACTCGCCAAACACACCGCCGGAGATTTTACCGTCAGTATGTTTGATAGTAGTCGTATATTCATCTGCGGTGACTTTGTAGCGATACATCGCACCGTTGACGATACCGTCCTGGTTAAGCCGAGGCATAGATTTTGCAACGGCATTAACCGTCAATACTTGTGGGTCTGTGAGCATGATATTGCCTTTCGAGGTAATCGATCTCTCACAGCAGCTTAAGGATTGCAAGAGACGCCAGGACTCCAATTTGCTCACCCGTGAGGATGGGCATACTGGCTGAAAGTTGTGAAGCATCATATGGAAAGCGGTTCTTAGATTCCTGTTTGAATACAGGTACCTCTACAGTGCCCTTGAAAGTGGGTACTGTGGTAAGGTAATGATCCGTACCGCGTACAAAGTGCCTCATAACATAAGCTGCTCCAGGATGGAAGCCGACCGAATTCTGTTTCGCTTGTAGAAAAGATCCTACATGAGCGAACCAGTCGATAAGCCAAGTCCAAGGAAGCAGATTCCACACGAGGTGCGCACTGGCATGAGAGCCTATGACGGCGTAAAACGCCTTCATACGTAACTCATTCAGGGTGGGAATGCCTTGCGAGATATCTTCATCAGGTATCCACGAGACAGAACACCACTCACGGGCCCCACCGTAGTTTACAGTCGTTATCTTTAATATAGGTGAACTTCCGTTCACCGTAACGGCTGGGCTACGATAGGACCCCTTGCGCAACTCCCCTTGAACACGTATACCACCCCGCTTATAAGCATCAGCGAGGTAGCGTACCCTACGATGAACTGCACCTTGAAAGTCAAGAAGTTTCTTGAGGTCGGAAACCAATGGTTCCCACCCGAACTCACTAGTGAGATTCGCTCGTGCAGAATTCCTTAAATTATTCTTGCCAATATGCAGAATGAGCTCAGGGAGCTCACGCAACTCGGCAAAGAAATAAGGAAGGTCTACTGATGGTCTACTCGGATTACTCCGAGCAAGGACATCATTAGCCGTCGTAGAGCCAACAAGAGTAGCGTCAGTACCATTTGCGGTACATCCACAAGCAAGATATCGATGAAGAACTTGTCGATATCCGTTTGCGAGCCAGGGATTCAAGACCCCGGTGGCGAGACCCTCGTTGACGATAGTACGCGAGAGGGCGAAAGGCCCTCCCGTGACATAGGGACGTGGGTGAGATATAGAATCAATTGACCCAAATCCGCCGAGAAGGCGATTGAATGAGCTAGAAGTAAACAGACTATCGTCTGAATTCTTATAGATCTCATACTTTCCCTCGACGACGAATCTGTTATCAAAGGATTTTACACTCACTATCAGTATCCTGGTAAAAGGGTCAAAATGAAAGCGCATAGCGCCTGGGGCACCCATAGGGGTG